TTATTCTAATACAAGTGCTACTGTAATTAATGGAAATTCCTTTGTAATTAACGCTAATACAGAGTCTTTTGCTCTTCCTGAAGGTGTAAACGTAGCATCAACTAGTGAAATGATGGTATTTATGTCTGGTGTTTTTCAAGACCCTGCTGGTTATACTTTTCCTTCTATAGTATACGGTACTCAAGGTATAGATATTGGTGATAATACTGCTACAAAATTACTTCTTAACTTTAGTGGTAATTTAACTGATCAAAGCCCTACAACACATACTGTAACTAAACTTGGAGGTACCGCTTCTTATGACGGAACAGCCAGATTAACTTTTGATGGTACTAATGATTTCTTAAGCATTCCTGATTCTGGAGATTTCAATATTCTTCAAGGTGATTTTACTTTAGATACCTTTATTAAACCTAATACAGGAACTTCTATGGCTGCTAATCAATCTTTATTTGTTAAAGAAAGCAGTCCTACTAATAATTATTCCTTAAGATTAGTAGGGTCAAACTCCAACGTAGGGTTTGTAGTAAATGATGGAGGCACTATTACAGAACTATATGGAGGCAATGCTAATGGGGGTTCTAACTTACATGTAGCTGTATCTTATGATCATAGCAAGCAGAATTTACGTCTTTATGTAAACAATGTTAAAGTGGCTCATAAAAACTTTATTGCTGATGACTTCGCAGGTAATGTTGTAATAGGATCTAATGGTGTTAGAAGTGCTGCTAACGGTGAATTTTTTAAAGGTCAGGTAGAATTTACAAGACTTGCAAAATCAGCAAGATATCGTACTCAGACTCATCAACCTATTGTTAATCATGTTCCTACAGTTATCTCAGGAGCCCCTTTGGGAGCTGTAGACACTGAAGATTCTTTATCCATTAGAGTTTTTGATACAGAAGTTACTTCTTCTGATAGATTTAGTTCAATGGCCGATCGTAAACCCGATAAAGGGTTTAATTCTACTCGTACTTTTGATACTATTAAGTTTACGTCTCAAGCAGGTTATGAAAAACGTAGGCTACGTTCACGTAGGTCTAAACGTGCTTATGATTTACAATACAGTAATATAACTGGTATTGAAAAAGTAGCTATTGAGAACTTTTATAACGCTAGGAGCGGAGAGTTTGAAGCTTTCACATTTGACTTGTCACATATAAATGAATCTGGTACAATTACTACAAGATTCGAAGGACCACTTTCTGTTAATCACGTTGCTTCCGCTGGACCAGCTCAAACTGAAAATTTCTATACTGTATCCTTTAAACTACAAGAGACATATGACTAATGAGCGCAAGAAATTATGACGTTGTAATTACTGTTGATAATGCCGCAGGTTTTGTATCACAAAACGTGTTAATAGGTAATACATCAGCAGCTTCTGGTGTTATAGCTAATGTAGATACTACTCTTAACACCCTTAAAGTAAAACTTTCCAACACCTTTTCTGATTTTTCTAATCTTGAGGTAGTTCATTCTAACGTAATTTCTGTGTTAGGAAGTGCAAATGGTGCGTTAGAGGGTTCTAGACCTTTTCAATCGAATATTTATAGTGGTAATACAACCACCGCGATTGCAACTGTTCAGTCTATAGCTCCTAGCGGGTTTATTGCTGAAAAAAATGCTTTCACACAAAACCCTATCGTAAGACTGTATGAGCTATACTATCCTGGAGAGTGGTTCCCTCGTAATAACCAAGGTAATCCAACAAATGCTGGAGAAGGAAGAGCATGGCCAAATGAATTTCCTATTAGGTTCGCTGATATTAGAGGCGATTTAATATCTGATTTAAACTATAACGTAACACATCAAGGCGATTCTTATATACCATTTCCTGTTAATATCTCATCTATAGATCAAAGTTCTGATGGTAAAATTAATGAACTAACTTTAACCATGTTTAACTTAGATAACATTGTTTCAAGACTTATTGAAGACCCTTTCTTAGTAGGTAACAATACTTCTAATGCTTGTCAAGCCATTGTAAATGGAGAGTTAGTTCATGGTATAGACCCCAGAACTATTAACGCTTCTCCCTCTGATTTTGGATCTGCAGGGGTAGAAGGTTTTGACGTACTAACAAGAGCAAGAGCAAATGGGTTAGCTTATAGTGAAACTATACAAAGTGCTTATGGCCAAGCAAATGCCTCTTTTGGAAGAACGCAAGCACTTAGTGTTAAGGGTAACTGGATTGAGGAAAAAGCAGATACTAGAGATTTGTTAGGCGGCGTCGTTACTATTAAAACCACGTTTGCTAATTTCTTAGACGTTTGGCCTGAGTATAGTTCTGTTAGGTATGTAACTTCTAATGTAGTAGAAGTCTATAATGCTATGCCGTATAGAGTTGGTGATAATGTTAAAAGTTCAAAAGGTACTGTAGAAGGCACTATTGAATCAATTGAGGAGAATAGATTTTTGTTTCTATCTAATCCTCTAAATGCTAACACAGCTATTGGAGATTCCATATTTATTATAAATCAACAGGCTGATCCAGAATCTTATGTTGAAGATACTTTTAAAATTGATAATTTAGAATCTCTCAATAATGAAGTAGCTCAATTTGGGTTAATTTCTTGGTTACAATATTTTAGAAACCAAACCCCTTCTCGTAAGTTTTATAAAAATACCTGTCAATGGGTTTATAAAGGATCTGAATGTCAATACCCAGGACCAGGAGGCATAGCTATACCAGGAACTTCTCTCACTTCTAATGCAAACCCTATCGCTGCTAATAATCAAACTGCTGCTTCAGCATCAGGTGATATATGCGGCAAATCCTTGCAAGCTTGTCAGATAAGAAATAACTCAATTCACTTCGGAGGCTTCCCTGCAACAGGCAGAACAATCCCCAAACAATAAAATAAAAGGCTGTATTTTACCTTGGATGAATCTTTTCGGATCTATATCTGGAGAGTATAAACTGTGCTGTTTTTCTGAATACGCTCCAAACTCTGTGACTTTAGGTACTTATGATCAAGAGATAGATGCTGTATGGAACGGCGAAGCTATTAAGAAGATTAGAAAAGATCTTTTAGAAGGAAATCCTGTACCTGATTGTGAGTGGGCATGTTATAATAAAGAACAGCTAGGTAGTGAGAGTGCTAGACAGATTGTAAATCATAGGTATCAAGATTTATGGAAACTTCAAGCCTCAACCTTAGATGATGGTTTTATAAAAACTTATCCCACGTACTTAGACGTAAGATTTGGAAACTTATGTAATTTTACCTGTCGCATGTGCGGTCCTCATTCTTCTACTAGCTGGTATAAAGAAGAGCCTATTCATACAAATAAAGCTATTGATCATTATACTGATAATGAAACTTTTTGGAAAAATATAGATAAAATTGCTCCTTGGATACAAGAAGTTTATTTTGCAGGAGGCGAACCTTTTGTACAAGAAGGTCACTATAAATTATTAACTTATCTAATTAATAATAATTATTCAAATAATATAGAAGTAAGTTACAACACTAATTTAAGCTATCGTAAATTTAAAAAGTATGATTTAGTAGAACTTTGGAATAATTTTAAAAATGTAAAAGTGTGGCCTAGCGTAGATGGTTTTGGTAAACAAAATGAATACTCAAGAAAAGGTTTTAATTGGGAACAATTTAAAGATAATGTGGATTACTACAGTGAACACATCGAATCTTTTAGTTCCGTAATACATATGTATAGTATATGGTCTATGCCTGAGTTTATACTCTGGGCTAAGAAGAAAAAATTTAAAGTTCATGGAACTACTTTAATAGCTCCTGCACATCAGTCTATAACCTGTTTCCCTAAAGACGTTAAAAAAAGAATAAATAATAAATACAAAGACTTTTTTATAAGATATCTATCAATACTAGATAATGATGAAGTTAATATGATAAAAAGCTGGCTAACCTATATGAATTCTGTAGATAATTCACATATTCTTCACGAGTTTAAAAAAGCAAATGATAAACTAGATGCCAGTAGAGATGAAGCTTTTTTAGATTTTTACCCAGAGCATGAATCATGGTACAAAAATATTTAGGATTACCTCATAATTACGGATCAGTAGACTGTATAGAATTAATTAGGCAATTCTATTCTCAAGAACTTAATATAGATTTTAAGTTACCTCCTTACCCTACTTCAAGAGATTGGATGAAACATTTCTCAACCTTAAGAGTTGATGAATGGGCATCTACATGTGCTATAAAAGTTAATTTGACGGATGCTAAAAACTATGATGTAATGGTGTTTAAGTCAGAGAAATCAAATTTAATTATACATTTTAGCATGTTCATACAACCTACAAGAATGTTACACATAGAAGAAGGGGGAGTCTCGTGTGTTCAAACTTTATCTACTTATTGGTTAGATAAGTTATACACGATATACAGACACAATGACTTGGTATAATAACTACACAGGTTTTCCTTACAAACATTTAGGCAATAGCACTGATACAGGGATTGATTGTTTTAATCTCTGTCGTCTTGTATATAAGAATGAACTTAATATTGATATTCCATATCAAACTTCTGATTTTTGCAATATTGTAGATGAAGATTGGTATACTAAAACTCATGAACGTTGGATGGAAAAAGCAGCTTCAGAAGAGTATGGCTGGGTTAAAGTTACTGAGCCTAAAGTTTATGATATTATTTTAATGAGTCTTGGGTCTACTCACGTAGTAAATCACTGCGCATTATATGTTGATAGAAATAAAATGTTACAAACTATGCTTAAACATAAGAGCTGGATTGCTCCTTATGGTAAGTACTACAAACAATATACTTTAGGGGTTTATAGATGGAAAGATTTACAGAGTTAACCGAGGAAATGAACGCTCATGCTCTAAGAGACTATCCTCGTGAGGCTGTAGGGTTAGTTACTAAAGATTTTAAGTATGTTCCTTGTAAAAATATATCTAATACGCCCAAGCTAACTTTTGTTTTAGATCCAGTAGATTTAGTAAAAAATGACGGAAATATATGGGGCATTTTTCATTCTCATCCTGGGGACGAAAACCCCATACCAAGTAAGGAAGATAAAGTAAGTGCCGCTTTCCAAGAATATAAATTTTTGGTAGGATTTAATAACAAATTTTTTATATACTGGCTTGATCAAGGATTAGACGCTCTTATCTTTGATAAGTTTAAGGACACACATCTTGTTAACGACTCTTAAGATACATTCATCATTTAAAGAATACTTTACAGATCTTGAGTATAAGGCTGACTTTACTCTATATACAGATGTGATATCTTATCTTAAAGCTATGCATCCAAAGTTTAATCATTATATGAATCAAATTGATAGTAGTATTAGTGATGAAACTTATGCTTTATTAGATAATGACTTGAACATAGTTACACAAGATGATCTTCTTATTAAAAAAGTTAAAGAAGGTAGTACTATATACTTAACACCTATGATCGTAGGCGGTGGTGGGAAGCGTGGTGGTTTATTTGCAGTAGCTGCTATTGTAGGAATTGGTATTGCAACTGGTGGATTTGGGTTAGCAGCTGCTGGTAGTACTACTGCTGCTGCAGGAGGATACGCTGCCGCTTCTGGTGCCGGAGCTGCTGGTGCTTCTGCGGCGGCGGCTGGTTATAGTTCTGCCGGTGGTGGTCTATTAGCAGGTTTTGGTGGAATGGGTGGTTTCGCACGTTCACTGGTAGGTAATATTGCAATGAGTTTATTATCTTCACTGTTCACTAAAAAACCTAAATCACAAACAGATACAGACCAATCAACAAGAGAAAATGGTATGTTTGGATCTTTAACAAACAGTACTCAATCAGGCACTCCTATTGGTTTACACTACGGATTAGTTAGAGTTGGTGGGCAATTTATTAGTGGATATATTGAATCAGAAGAACACGGTAAAAATGATAATGTAGAAGTTGGGGATAAATTCTAATGGGTAAAAATTACTTAAAACATCAGAACAATTTAGTTCCTTTTATTGGCGGCTCAAAAGGCGGCGGTAAAG